TTGGCGATTTGCGGGTGTGAATTCCATCGGAGTCCGTCGCGCTTTGCGGCCGTTGTCTCGTCTGTGCGCTGCCGCCAAGCGCAACTCCCGTACCCGATCAACGTCTGCCCGGAGCAGGTCGAGGTCCCGCTCTACCGACGGCATCAGCCACCGCAGGCAGCGATCAATCCAGCGCCTAAGCCTCCCGAATATAGACATCCAGAATCCCTGCGGAGATTTGCGTTACGGTGAATCCGTTCGGGGCGGCAATGCCCTCTCCCCCGAAGTTGCCCCCGAGATAGGTCTGGGTATCATTCGTTCGCCCCCGCCAGAGGACGCCGCCCCCATAGGGATCGGAGAGCACGACCGTATCTCCCGCCGTTGTCACTCCCGACCAGATCACGGCCAGGATGCGAGCCGATTGGAGATACTTGTCTCCGGCAACGCTCAGGCTGATGGGGCCGAGATCCGCCATTTACACCGCCCGTCCAGTCACGGCCTGCGTGTTGCCCAGGGCTGGGGCCATGAGCGCATTCACGCGCCCCGGCACCTGGGCGGATGCGCCTTGCACGCCCATGTTCCCGCCGTTGTCCCCGGTCCCGGCATGGCCCGCCACGGCCTGCTTCGCGGCCAACATCTGTTGCGAGAGGGCGTAAATCTCGTCAATCATCCGCTCGTTGATCGTCTCAAACTTCTCGGCGGTCTCCCGCAAGAGCTCACGCGACATAGCGATCTGCGGGGCGGCTCCAAGCACTTGGAGGAACTCGATCCATTGCTTGCGTTCGACTTCGAGGTTGCGGGCACGGGCCGATCCCGGCACCACCTGGACCTCGGCGTCGAAATCCAAGTCCTCCTGCGCAATCTCCTCCCACTTCTCCTGGCCAAGGAGGTTCAGCACCATATCCCAGGCCCCGGGCACCTGCCGGACCAACGCGGGCTGGACCCCCCGCCGCATGAGCCACCCCTCGGTATCGCGGTTCGTGTAGCCCCGGAGCTTGACCCACATCTTGAAGGTGAGATTCTTGCGGAGGAGCTTCAACATCAGCCAGCCGGCGCGTGACAGCCAGTCATTGATGGCATCCTGCTTGCGGGAATCCCGCAAATTGCCTGCCCGTTCGGCAAAGGCGGCCTCAGTGGCGGTATCGGAGCTCGGGTCCGCCAGCCGCGCACCCGTCTGCCCTGTGATGATGCGCCACTCCCCTTGCAGGAGCGGCAGGATGCGGACGAGGGAATCGTGCATGGGGGGCTTTTGCACCCCCACGGGCGGTTTCTGGGTATCGTTCACCTGGGCCAGAATCCCCACGGCCCCCGTCTTGTACTTCTCCATCTCCTCTGCGTTCGGGAAGGTCGATTCGTCGTAGACCTCTTTGGGGAGGAGACGCTCGGCGTGTTCCCGGACGATCCAGCGGGCCTTGTTGTAGTCCTGCTGCGGCGTCAGCCAGTCGTAGACGGGCGGTTTGGGCCAGGGGGACGGATCGGGACCAAGAATGGGGTTGTAACTCAGGAGGGAGAGCGGGTGGTCCTCGACCCCGGGCGTGGTGTCGCCCTCGAACAGGAAATCCTCGAACGGTTGCGCCTCCGCCAGGATGCGCGTCATCCGGTCCCGGATGTCATAACAGACGAAGAGCCGGACATAGCCTTCCTCCAAGTCCGGTTCGCCCGGCTTTGGTCGGCGCTCCTCGCCCTTCCGCCGTGTGAACTCCGTGGCCACGAGCAGATTCCGGTTATCGTTGAATTTCTTCTCGGCCTTGGCCTCCTCCAGCGGCATCAACACTTCCTTGCCGATCCAGCGCCACTTGGAGCGGTCGGCGGTCCCATCGGCATCCAGGAGGACCATCGCGGCATCCACCCAGTCGAAACGAAACGCCTCATCCGAGAGGATTTCGTCGGGCTGAATGAGCGGCTGATTGTCCTGGCCCATTTGCGGGATCGGCATTCCAGCCATCGGGTGGGGGACGCTCTGCGGCACGCCACTCTGCGAGTCGGGCGGCCCAGTAAGCATCGACGGGTAGCGCAGGACCTCCCCATCCGTGCCGGTCTTGTAGATCGGCTGGCCGGCGTCGGGGTTGCGGACCATGCGCGGCTCGTACACAGCCTCCAGCGCCCCCAGGCGGAAGTACGATTGTAGGACCGCCAGCGCCCCCGCCCGCTTGAGGTTCTGATCCTGCTTGGCCACGGTCTCCAGGATGGCCTCGGAGACCCGGGCCTTGGCCTCCACGGAGGGATGGGAGCGAATGGTAGGCCGGACGAACCACTTGGGGTCCTGGTAGAACAGGTTCGGCAAGTCGGTGTCAATCGAGGCCGCGAAGTGATTCAGGACGATCATGGCATCCTTGTCGCCCACGTCCTTCCACTGCTCGCCCAGAAAATACCGCTCGCCGCGCTCCACCTCGAAGCGGTCCTCCCACTCCTTACGGACCTTCTTGGACGCCGCTACGCGCTCTTTCCAGCGGCGATAGCGCGTCATGCGGTCTGACGCCTCGGTCTTCGGCGGTGTCTTCGCCTCGCCCGCCTCGCCCTGGCCTGCTTTCACTTTGCTGCTGCGTTTGGCCATGTGAACCCAAAAGGAAAAGGGCCAACCCGCCGCATGCGGATCGGCCCTTTCCTTCGATGCATCCCCCCCCGCTAGCTAGGCGAGAGAGTGGGCTAGAACTCTACGAACCAATCCTCCTGATTCACACACACATGCATGCTACCGAGAATCCGCTTATTAATCTGCACGAGCTTTCCGCAGGCGGAACACACCTGATAAATCCGGTGTCCCGCCACAATCACCCCCTGCGGACTCATGCCCCCACCGAGAATGTCCTGGGTTGCATGCCTCTTTGCGCCCGTTTCCGCTGCTCTTTGAACCAATTCAGCGTCCCCGCCACCGCCTTCTGTGGCTGCTTCGGGGCCTTGGGCGGGAATTCATGCAGGAACATCTTAAGGCAGTCCCAGTTGTGATTGTCCTTGTCCTCGATCTCTTCCTTGTAGTCGTGGTGTTGCTGCTGCGTCTCGGACCAGTCCCGGAAGCGGAGCCGACCCAGCTCCCAGACGAGGCAAGGAGCCCCCGGCCCCGCATACCCCTTGTTGACGAAGCCCTGATCCACGTCCAGCAGGTTCGGCGGGCACATGATGCGGCAGCCCGGATGCTCCAGGTCCGCCCACATCTCGGTCAACCACCCGGCAACCATGGTGTCGCCACCCCGCTGGGCGGGACTCATATAGACACCCTGCCGCCGGAACAACTCGGCCACGCTCTTGACCGTCCCGTCGTCCATATTCTGATCTTCCTTCCAGATGGACGGGTCGGCCCAGATGCGCGTGATGTCCAGGTGGTGCGGATTGCCGGCGAAGCGCACGCCCTCCCGGGAGACTGCGGACTGCCCCTTGATGATGTGGGCGATCTGCGGCACCGTCACCCACGAGGCCGAGAACTGCCACACCACGGTTGGCGAGCCATCCCGATCCTGCCCGATGACCAGGAACGCGGCGGGATTCCGCCAGCCGTGGTCATAGATGCCGTAGAGGCGCAAATCCTTGGCGGAGTAGGGCGGGAGGCAGATGCGCCGCTTGTTGGTGGCCCATCCGGGGAAAACGAGTGTGCCGCCCAGGGCCCCGTAATCGATCTCCATCTCCCGCCGCCAGCGGGCACTGGTGATGCCGCCGACCACGCCGCGCAGGGCATTCGCCAGCCAGGCGTCCCCGGCAGGCGTGCCGGGACGCTTGGCGGCATCCGCGCCGTAATGCACGCGCAGGACCGGCACGCCGTCATCCGTTATCCGGTAGGTGAGGCCGTGCATGGCTCCTCAGCCGTTCGCTTCCACGACTCGCCGCAGGTTTGGAGGAAGAGCAGAAGGGCCGCAACGTCCGGCTCCGGGATTTCCATTACGTGGACTGGCGGATCTAGGGATCTGATGACGATGCCACGTGCGGGCCCGCCGAAGTCATAGACGAGCATCTTCCCGGCGTGGTTCCGGCCTACACGCCATATCCCCACTACATCCCCCGCTTCATCATCGGCAGCATCGGCTTCTTGCCCATGAGCGCGTGCATCAGCTTTTCGCCCTTCTTGCGCGTCTTCGGCATGGCCTTCGGCTTCTCGTGGTCCTGATGGATCG